AACTATTGCCCGCGAGCGAGAACGTTTGCTTCTGAAAGGCTCGGAATTCCGGAAGGCCACTGAGAATATTTAGACGGATATCGAGAAGACCGCACCACATCACGCCGCCCTCGTCCCGAAAGTATAGGTCGCGCCGTCGAACGGCATTGTGAGCCATTGCCCGTCATCATCATCGCGCATCTTGAGCGCGCCGATCTCGGCTTTGTCCCGCCAGCGCTCCATCTTGCCGACCCATAGATCGTGGTCCTTGGAGCCTTCCTCCGGCTCGCGCTGCTTGAGCCATTTGCGCGGAAGCGTGACGCCTATCATGACGTCGCTGGCCTGTTTGATCGCATCGCCGCCATAAAGAGCCTGATCGGTGAACTTCCAAGACGTGGCGCTGCTCTGCGAACCCCTGGTGAGCTGCGCGAGAAGGAAGATGGGAATGTCTAACTCCTTCGCCAACTCCTTGAACGCCATGGCCGCGTATTCGATTGTTTCGATTTTCTGCCAACGCGGGTTATCGGGTTTGATAAGCAGGACGTGATCGATCGCGGCGCATCCCAGCCCATAGCGGCGGTGCATCGCCCTCACCTTCTTGCAGATGCGAGACGTGGTTTGCCTGCCGGTTTCGTCGATCAGAATTTGCACCTCGGCGGCACGAGCGGCGGCAGACCTAAGCCGTTCGTACTCGAACATTTCGATATCGCCGGCGCGTTGCTTCCGCACCGATACCTCCGCCCATGCCGCCATTGCACGACGGGCGATTTGCGTTGCCTGCATCTCCATGGAGACGAAGAATGCGGGCTTCCCTACACCGGGGCGCGCGGCGTGATGGATGATCTGCATAGCCAAGGTGGTCTTGCCGTGCCCGCTTGGTGCAGCAAGCGTTACCAGATCACCGCCCATGACCGGGCCGACGAGGCTATCCAATTCCTGGATACCGGTTCTAAGCCCGATCTGGATTTCCTCCCGAACGCGGAAGTTCTCTGCGGTGCTCGACAAGGATTCCTGAGCTGCATCATGCAACCATTTGATGTTTGAGAACTCGCTATCCCGAACCGTAGAGAGAAGTTCGGATTCGATCTCCGCCAGAATGTCGTCCGTGGACTTAGCCGGGTCTTTCGCAGCCTTGCCCGCTTTCTGAACCAGATTGAGGACACGGCGGCGCTTGAACTCCTCGCGGATCACATCGGCATAGTCGAGTGCCGACCCAGCTTCCGCCGCGTTTTCTTTCAGAACGGCGATCAGCGCCACATAGGGCTTGCCGTCATCGTATTCTTCCGGCAGCGCGGCTTGCAGCGTGGATGACGATACCTGCCGCCCGCGCTCCATCAAGTCACCCACGGCCTCGTAAATGCCTCTATGGGCATCGTCCGTCAGCATTTCGATACGGATCAGGTCTTTCGCGTCCCAATACTCATGAGGGTTGCGAAGCAGACAACCGATGAAGGCGCGCTCGTTGGCGAGAAGGTCGGGCTTCATGCGAACTTCCTCAGTTCGCTTGCGAGCGGATCAAACGCCTCTGGATTTGTTTCGATCAATTCTCCGTAAACATCGATTACGGTTGGGGCGAATTGCTGTCCGATCAATTTGAGACCAGCAATGTCGGAATGGCTGCAAAAGATCGCCACATCGGCCTTGATCATGCCGACAAACTCGTCCGCAGCCCCGAACAAATAGGACAAGTTCTTTTGCTTGTGCTTCAAAAGCACCTTGGCGAACGTCCACGACCACATCGGGTTCGCTTCGATGCAATATACGCGCTTGGCGATATAGCCCAAATGCAGCCCGAGAAGGCCGATGCCACCGCCGATTTCGACAACCGTTTTCCCTTCTATGCGCGGCGTAAGATGCTCGGCAATTGCATCCGCCGTCTCATCGTCGATAACGGTAAGAATCGCGGCCGAGTTGATATTGTGGCGCTCGGAATAGGTCTCGCTTTCCTGCGAACCTTCCATCGCGTCGTAAACCTGCGTCAATTCGTCCTGAAATTCAGGATTGCGTTCAGTGGCGGTTGCATTCCCCATTTTCGGCCTCATGCTTCCTCCCGCGAATGTTCGCGCCACAAGTCCAGATAATCGCGCCCCGGCCCCGGCTCCGTCGCCACGTTGCAGCGGATACCCCGCTCCACCAGTTTGACGTAGAGTGCCTGAGCCGCCTTGCGCCCGGCAGGAATGGCTTCGACGTAAGCGCCATCCTTCTTGCGAAGCGGCTTGTCGCCATCGGGAACGACAACGACCTGCCCGACGCCGAGCGGGATTTCGATGCCCGTCATTCCCGATGTTGAGAGCGCGGCCCAGCACGGATATCTGCGGCCGGTCAGAAGCCAGTAGCCCAGCGCGGTCTCGATACCTTCCGCAACGGCGATGCGTTGCCTTACCCCGCCGATCCGAACCGCGCCGCCGCCCGCAGGGCCTAGCCCCAGCTTCGCATTCGGCACGTCAGCCTTGCGTCCATCTGCTCGCAAGTAGATGCGCCAAATCGCGGTGAGTTGCCCGTAGACGTCATCCACGCGACCAACCAATGTCGGATATCGCCCGCTCTTGCCGGGATACGGCAGCGCGGGATGGAAGCGCAGACAGTCGGGCCAGCCTTCGGTCGGCGTCGGGATGCCTCGATTGTTGAGATACTGCGCGCCAAGCGTGTCATGGAGCGACGTGGATGCGCCCCAGATCGTTTGGGCGGCTTCCTTTGTATCAGCCTTATAGACCGCTTCCTGTGCGTCTCTGGTGCGCTGACGAGCCTGCGCGGCAACCCTCTGCCGAATGCGTTCCGCTTTCTCCGCTTCGGTGAGCGGCTTGGCCTTCTTGCCAGTTGGGCTCGGTTCACCAGTCAGGGACTCGCAAGCCTGCATGAATGTGCAGTTGTCGGCCATCATCACCAATTTGATGACGTCGCCGCCTTTCCCGCATCCTCGGCAATTGAAGCATTGCTTGACGACATTAAGCGAAAACCTGTCCGTGCCACCGCACGAAAGGCAGGGTCCACGCCACGCCCACGCGCCGGCCCCCTTTTTGAGCTGCGCGCCTCGCGCCCTCGCCTCCTCCACGATATCGCGGGATCGTGCCCGATCTATCCAATCGGAGAAGTCCACGCGACGCATCATGCCGCGCTCCCGAACAGGTCGCCGGCCTTGACGCGCCCCATCGGCGTAAACTGAATGCGAAGCCATTCCGCTATCAGCGCGGCCTCGGCTGCATCTTTCGACGGAACGTCCCAGCCGAGTTGCTTGCAGCGCGTCAGGGCCTGCGCTTTCCACCATTCCGACGAGTTGGCGGTCCCCTTCGGCGCGTGACGAACGCCGTGGATAATCGCACGCCATTCTTGGTTGTTGATCTCTTTGTACTCGATGCCCAGCGCTTCGCAGACCTCGATGGCATGGGCGCGGACGCCGTAGAGCCCGAGCAGCGTCTGCATATTGGTCAGCGGCTGCTTGGTCTTGATGACCGATTTGCCGAATGCATCGTTGGGCCGATACGCGACGCTGGTTCGCGTCATATCCGACCTAAGGGGCTCTTCGATCGCCACCCAATCGGGGCGATGACGGCGGAGGAATCCGGTCCACCACACTCTGAACTCGTGAAACGCCTTGCCCTGCCCGACGCCCTTTGCGTGGAAAGCCTCGGCCAACACAAACCGGTCGCCGTCGAGAACGGCGGCGCCGGAGTTGCGTAGGGCTTGGTCGAGGCCGACGAAACGCATGGTTAGGCCACGTCCTCGTCTTCGTCATCGATATCGCCAGCATCGGCTTCCGCTTCCGCCGCGGCCTTGGCCTCGAGTTTCTTGAACGCCGAAGTGATGGTCGCCTGCCCATCGTGCCAGCCGTGCAACCATGCCTGTTCATTGGGCGATCCGGCGGCATACGGCGCGCTACAGGTCTGTCCTTCCGCGCCGGCAATCTCGCCCTCGGCTCTGGCCTTATCGACGCCGGGCGTCCGATCCTCCATCACCAGCGGCAATTCTGGCTGCGTTCCGACCGGGTGATTGAGGAACCGCGCCACTTCGATCTCGGCGCGGCGTTGCTCGATTACCGTTTCGTCTTCTTCCTTGCGGAGTCGGAGCGCGAAGTCGATCACCTTGGGCTTGAAGCCGTGAGAGACGAGACGCTTGCGAGACGTTCGGATCAGCGCGACGACGCGATCCTTTTCCTCGATATGCTTTTCGATCTCGGCAAGACCTTGAACCAGGAGGGCCTTCTTTTCGGATTCGGTCAGTTCGAATCCATTGGAAATCGGTTCTGGACTTGTCGTTACGGCTGCTAGCTTGGGTCTTGCCATTTGAGCCTCCTATTTGTGCTGATCGGGGAATACGGGTTTGCAGTCACACAGCCACTCAACCGCGACACTCCAAAACCCGTGATGGGTGCCGTTTAGGATTGGACGCGCCAGCCAGCCGCAGCGGAGATAGTCGGCGGCTTGTTCATGGCGGACGAAGCGGAAGAGGCTGATTTTCATGCCACACCTCGCGCCGCTTTCTCATGCTCCGCCAGTTCGCGGATGCGTTCCTTGACGATGGTTTCCGGCTTCACGCCGTCGCGTTTCGCGGCTTCGATCAGCCATGCTTGCAGATCGGGCGGGAATACCTGGAGGAAGTTGTTGGAGGTACGCCGGGTCATGCCGCGAGCCTCTCTTGCGCTTGGCGGACGGCCCTGATCCCCGATCGCCGGGATGCGTTTGCTAGATTGAAATAGGCATCAACCGTGTTCGGTCCGCGATCCAGCACTTTGCATATGGCCGAAATCGGATACCGAAATTCGGTGCGGAGCCGCCTCGCGATCATCCGCCGCGCCTTGACGAGTTCTGACAGATGCGATGGACCGCGAATATCATCCATCGATAGCGTCAGGGCGCCGCTGATCTCGGCGCAAACGATTTGGTGCGGCGGCATACACGGCGACAGGCGGCCGGTCCGGTCGAAAACGACAAACTTGCGGCGAATAAGCTGATCCAGTTTTTTTTGGCATTTGCTCGGAGAAAGCCCGCTCGCGCGGATGACTTCCTCCATCGTCAACGGGACGCCACGATGACTGTGAGTTTCGACAAGCGCCGCATAGAGGTCAGATTGAAGGCGAGACAGACCGATCATCATGCAGCCCTCCGCTTCTCGTTGCGGTAGAGCGGAGCCTGTTTCGTCGGGGCGACACGCGGATTCCAGCACAGCGAATGATGAGATTCGCAGTACGTACTACCGGCCTTCACCGGATGACCGCAGAACCGCCACTCGTCATCGACGCGGACGCAGGCGAATCGGCATTGCATCGGCTCCAGATCGACGAGGCGGATATCGAGAGAGGCGACATCGACGGTCTTGGGCTTGTAGCCGTCGCCGGAAGTTTTTGGCCCGCGATTGATGGCTTGCACCTGAGCGCCGGGGCCTACGCGGAGACGATCTGTCTTTTTGGCTTTCGGTGCGACGGCTTCCGGTTTCGGCTTGATCGGTGATTTCCGCGCCGGCAGTTTAAGCCGATGCGCGCGGCCGATCACCGCGTTGCGCGAATATGCCGTTCCGAAGCGCCTATTGAGGACTTCCGCGATCTCGCTGAATGGCGCGTCGGCGCGATACTCAATGCGAAGTTGCGCGTCGTGTTCTTCGGGCCAGAGGGTCATTGCTCGCCTCCGACCTGAATCCGGCGCATGTCGGCGGCTAGAAGTTCGTTGGCGTCATCCAGATCAACGCTGGCGCGTTCGATTCGCTTTGCCTCAAGCGGCGTCACTTTCCCGTCCGACGCGGCCTCACACATCGTTGCGTGAAGGTTGCCCGCTGCACGTCCGACATTCCCGATATGGCGAAGCGTGTCCTCCACCATGACGCCGCGCTCGTCGCGGATCAGTTCGTAACCGCGCAACTCCGCCCATGCCCGCAGGATGCGATCACCGCCCGACAGGGCATCAAGGTCCATCGCGATATCGAGCGGGATGAACTCCGGTTGATCCGGGTTGCCGTATCGGCTCAACTGAGATTTATCGGCGCGCGTGCAGGCCGCGATCTCGTGCAGGGGCCCAGCATCTTCGCAGGCGCGGCGCGTTGCCGACTTGATCGCGAGATAGTCCGCGCGGGTGTAGGGGCGAGCGGTCATGTCGTTGCCTCAACGTTTCTCTGCATCATTGATTTGCCGCTTCGCGCGATGACCGGGATATTCCCGGCCATGTCTTGTTGCGTAGGAGTACGGGCCATGCGCCCCATAGAAGCGAAGCTGGCGGCCATCGGCGGCACCCGGCAGATGATTGCAGATGACAGCTTTGCGCTATTGGTGGCCTTGCTTGTCGATTGCGGAGCGGTCCCGGCGAATGTCATGAGCGCCGCGCTCCGACGTCTAGCGGATGGACTAGTTCGGAAAGCTCGCGGAGAACTGCTGACAGACTGGGCAAACTACCCGGCGGAATGCTTCGACCGAGCTCGCGATCTAGATGCAATGGCGGCAAGGCTAGAAACGTCGGCGGCGGTTCGGTGATTTCAGCCATGAAGGCGAATTCATCGAACGCACGGACACGAGGCGGCGGCGCGTATGCGAAAAATGGTTGCTCGTCTCTCCGAGCCGTCACGGCCATAACCTCATCCGTTGCAGGCAGAACCGCGTCTGCCGCGCCTACTCGCAACCCTGTTCCGGCGGTAGATCGTCTTACGTGGACATCACGTTCCCCAGCCATACCGGCCTTGCCTTCGGTTGCTTTCGCTCGGGATTCGAACTCGAATGGGTTTTTGAGAACATCTGCCGTCGCCATCTATGCCGCCTCCTCGGTGGAGGACGCCGCAACATGATCCGCGACGTAATCGACATAGACCCGGCCGAACCATTCACCGGCCAAGACCCAAGTGGACACTCGCCCAACTCGGCTGCTTCCGCTGCGTATCCGGCGGATATCGAGGCCGTAGAAGTCCATCAGCTTGTTGATGGCGTTCGGGTCTGGTCCGAACATGCCGATTTGAAATTCTACCGGACGGCCTTTATTCGCTTGAAAGAGGTCATAGACCTTGCGGAGGCGCGACCCTTCGCGCGGCATTGGCTGCAAGACGCCGTTGACCTTCCCTTTGGCGCGACTGACCGTCTGGCACCTCATGCGGCGCTCTCCTGCCGAACCGGCAAGAAGTCATCAGCCGTAAGGACGATTCCTTGACTAGCGGCATAGTCGATCAGTTTGAGATGGTATCCTTGCGGGATAAGCCCGTCCGTTCCGCCCTTGGCGCGCGGTCGCTGCCAGTTCGATACGCGGGTCCTATGGATACCCACCACGCTGGAAACAACGTTGGGGCCGCCAAGTTTGGAGATGATTGATTGTGCCGGGTTCATGATCGCTATCGTAGCGATTATCGCTACAATTGCAATAGCCTTGTAGCGATATGAGCGACAGACAGCTCGTAGCGGCAACCGCTACAATCCTATTTATGGTCGCTAGGAAGAAAAAATCGAACATGGCTCAATGGGTTGCCGCAGCAATGCAGCACGCTGAGAACATGTCGCAATCTGAATTGGCCAGACGGCTGGCCGTTCGCCTTCGGACGGGATTCGACAGATCAAAAATCTACAAAATCCTCAAAGACGAGCGCGACGTCACCGCCGAGGAAATGCTCGCCATTGAAGAAATCACGGGGTTTCCAGCGCCAGCCGAGGCCCGGACTGCGCTTGTACCCGTCCCGCTAGTCGATTGGGTCAGTGCCGGTAGACTGGCGTCCGCCGAATCGCAGTTGCCGGTCGAGAAGGTGCCGCTTCTTGCATTTGCTGATCTGGGGCACGGCGATTTCTTTGCCACGAAGGTGAAGGGCGATTCGATGGATCGCGTTTCGCCTGAAGGCTCCGTCATCATCGTGGACCGAAACGATAAAACCTTGGTTGGCGGCAAATGCTACATCTTCTCGATCAAGGGCGAGACGACGTTCAAGATGTACCAGGCGGATGATCCGCCCTACCTTGCCCCTTATTCCACCAATCCATCGAATAAGCCGATCTTCCCGAAAAAGAAAAGCGAGTGGGAGATCGTCGGCCGCGTCAAACGCACGCTGCTGGACCTGTAGTGATGATACGGCGATGGATAGGCGTTCTGGTTGGCGCTGCGCTTGCTTTCGCGGCCATACCCGCGTCTGCCGACGACGCCGCGACTATTGCTGCGGCAAAGAAGCTAGATGCCCAACTTACCGAGACGTTCGACAAGACGGGAAGATTCCCACCCGACGTCAGGCATACCTACCCCGCAACCGTTTTGAAGGCTCTCACCCTCATCTCCAAAGACAGTCCAGATTACGAGGCAGCGCAAACGCTAATTCGGAAGCTAAAGGTCCGACAGGAAGCGCTCCTCGAGCGGCAAAGAAAGGCGAGATGGCGCGCCACGTCGTTCAAGGACCGGATGACCGATAAGGAATACTCGTTTGTCTCGCTATCGCCTGAGACGTCCGACGTGCCCGCCACGCTGGAAATCGGCTGCGTAAATAGGTCCGTGCAGGCTTATGTCTCCATCCCAAGCCGCCGTTTTTTTATCGCGCCGTATATCCGCTACCGAATCGATGATCGCGCGCCGGTTACGCATAAGGCTGTCTTGGGCTCGAACGAACGCGTCTATCTTGATTCGGTCACGGCGTTAAAGGAAGCGAAGCGCTTTCGTCTCGAAGTAATTCCTGATGGTGGCGGACAACAGATTTTTTCTGACTTCGACTTGGCGGGCATCAAAGATGCAGTTCAGGTCGCGAAATGCCCTCGGTAAGGCCCGGAGCCCCATGCCGGGCGCCCTAGATTCAGTCGGGCACACGGGAATTGATCGAAGCGCATTTGAGGCCGGAATAGAAACCCGCACCGGAAACGATGGAAAGATGCATAACCTTAGGCTCATTGTCGTATCCGCCATTGCCAGCTTCGTTTTGATTGGCAGTCATCCGGCGTCATTTGCAGCGACTTCGGGATCATTTGAAGAAGAAGAAGTGATAGAACAGGATGTATTCGACGATCCACCAAAGTTTGTGGAGCAGCCTGTTCGCTATGACGCGAGGGTTGCTCTGGTTATCGGCAACGGCGCCTACCGGCACATTGGGCGGCTGCCAAATCCCCCAAACGATGCAAACGATATGGCATCCGCTCTTCGCGCTAGCCAGTTTACTGTCATCCCAATTATCAACGGAACCCGTGACCAGATGATCGAAAAACTAGCCAAATTTTCGCAGATGGCCAAGAAGGCTGATGTCGCGGTGATATTTTACTCCGGCCACGGCATGCAGGACGCTGGCATCAACTATCTTGTTCCGATTGATGCGCGACTGCGAAACGAGACAGACCTGATCAACCTGATCAGGGTTCAAGATTTTATCGGCGGCCTTTCGAATGCCCGCAACATCAGAATCCTGATACTTGACGCCTGCCGGGACAACGAAGCAATCACAAATATTCGCACGTCGGCCGCGAAATTCAGAGGCGCGCCGGCATCACGCGGATTGGCGCGGGACCAAGCTGAAGGCTTAATGATTGCTTATTCTGCTCAACCAGGACGCACCGCTGCGGACGGCGCCGGGCGAAATAGCCCCTTCACTGAGGCGCTACTAAAATATCTGCCCACTCCCAAGCTTGAGGTCCGCTCCCTTTTCGTGAAGGTACGAAGGGACGTTCTGAATCAAACCGGACGAAAACAGCGGCCCGAACTCAGCGACAGCCTAGACGGAGAGTTCTCTTTCCACTGAAAGCGCCGGCGAATAGAAAACCCCGCCGGCGCGGGGTTATCGAACACTTGGCGTGAGATCCGATGCCTACCGGCACAACATCTCATACAGGTCCACGTTGTGCCGGCAATCAAACTGACCCACTGCGAACGCGACCACGAGTATCACAATCAGCGCAAGGCAGAATATGGCGACGCGATTATTAAATTCCAATTGGGTTGCCCGTCAGTAGCAAAAGGAAAACCCTTTCGGGGCGCGATAGGCCATCGCAAAGCTCCAAACGAGCGATAAGCCTATAGAATAATAACCGTTTCCCGTATCGAGAGTCCAAGAGGATTCTATTTTTATGACCCTATGGAGAGGGTTGAGTACGGGCATGATCCGACCAATCCCCGGCATTCTGCCAAGGCTTGATCGCACCACGTAGCGACATGACCCCACGGAGCCGGGCGTCGCACGGGGCCGGGTTGAGGGCTGAATCCCCCGGCGTGTATCTGGCTACTTCACAGCCGCCTACCCGCGACCGGCGCGCCTTGGGCTTCCAGAACTAATCCTGCCCTTCCAGCGTATGCGCGCATCCCTGCACTGGTCTCGCCTGCTCACGGCACGTTTCTGATCCGAACGAGAGAGGCAAAGCCGCCAAAGCCTCGGCTGGGGCGGCGAATACGGCCTCTAACACGGCTTCAAAAATATTTGTAGCTTTTTTCGCTACATCCCCTTTACATCGTAGCGATTACCGCTACACTCTCTCCATCAGATCGGGGAGCCAATCGAAATGGCCAAACATCGCCACCTCAACTGGATCAGCCTTTCAAAGCTGGACACGTCGTTTGTTTTCGCCAGCACGCATTCGCTGCCGATGGGCGGTGCTCGCGTCGAGTGGATCGAGGAATGCGTCCGTCACGAGTTCGAATGCTTCGTCGATGACGACGTGGAATTGACCGAAGGCGACGATGGACGCGAGTTCGTGACGATCAACGGGACGGCGGTTGTTGAAATCCACAACGCCTACCTCAAGGGCTACGTCGCCGGGCTCAATGCGATGGAGGCCGCGTAAATGGCCAACGCAACGCCCATCGACTGGTACGAACGTCGCCACGAGCTTTTGCCGGGTCAGATTTTCATCACCCACAATGGCGAGATCGTTCAGCTTGATCGCCGCGTCCCCGGTGACGGAACGCAATGGTACGTGGCCGATTGGTGGAACGGCTGGTCCTACATGGACAGCACCATCGAGCCCGGTGACCTCGCTGAAAAATTCGATGACGTGACCAGCGCCATCAATGCCGCGAAAGGGACAGCCTGATGCTCCCCTTCGCGTTCCGCCTCGCCGCAGAGGCGCTTTCCCTCGCCGCGTTCATTCTGGCCGTCATGACCATCGCCCTTGGGTTTGGAGGATAACCATGTCTTGGATTGTTACCGAAGCCGACGACGGCAAGGATTACGGACACGTCAGCAGCCACCCGGAAGGACGCGGTGACATCTGCACGACTTGGGGTCCGAATGCGAAAGCCGACGCCTACCTGATTGCTGCGGCACCGTCTTTGCTCATCCAGCTTAAATCTGCCCGGCAAATGTTGGCGAACTATGCTGCATACGATGAGCGCCACGGCTTTGCTGACGACGCCGCATTTACCCGCAGACGGCTTATCAACATCGACGCGGCGATTGCATCGGCTCAACCGGAAATCGCACCCACGGCCAAATCTGAGCCGTCCAACGTGGTGCAGATCGGGGATCAGTCGCCCGAGCCGCGCACCGTCGTCGACGCGCCGCAGCCCGCAGACCATGACCCGGCTTGGGGCGTTGAAGTTGGGTGTTCGGCATGACCGCCATCACCCTCGCCATTGCCGATTGGCACGCCACCAAGGCTTGCGCCGCGTATCTGTCGGGCGATCCGGTTGAGTTCTGCCGTCACATTCTGATTTGCGATGCGCTTCGCAGGAAGGCGGGTGTCCGATGACACCGTTTACCGCAACGCTCGTGGCCGAACTCGTTGTCGCTGCGGCCATCATCATCTTCGCCGCAATCCTCACCAATGCAGGCGCTATCGGCGCGGCCATCGAACGGCTGGGGTGGTTCTGATGGCGCCTCACCGAAACCACGTCGAAGCCCGATCAAGCCGAGCACCGGCACGGCAGTACGTTGCCGAGTCCCACGACCACAAACCTGACGCGCCATCGCGAATGGTGTTGCTGCAACGAGACATCGAAGCCCTGACCCGGCGGCTCAACCTCTTACCTGAGCGCAGCGAACGGGCGACCGAACTCCGCTACCGGCTTCAAACCCTCCGAACGAAACAACTCCGCGCCGAGCAGCGCGCATCGCAAAGGCAACCGGCATGACCAACGTCGAACCATTGAACAGTTTCAAGCCGATCAGCGAAGCGACGAAAGCCGTCGTCGAGAAGATCGCGCCGCCTGCCGATCAGTACGATTTTTGGCGTCGTCGCCTTGCTGGCGAAGTCATCCCGATCCACGATGGCGAGCCGCAAGCCGGTTTCTATCGACTGACGAGCAAGGATGGTCGGTCAACGCCGGTCGCCTACTGGTTCACCAAGGAAGGCGCGCTCCGTTGCCGGATTGGCAATAACGACGTCGACGAGCAGACCGCAAACGAGCGATGGCCATGGGCATCGAAACGCCCGATCGGCCACGACGTCTACAAGTCGGTGATCGCCGGCAATCCTTGGCCCGATCAGCATGAGGCCGTGATCCGCGACCGCGCCAATTCGGACGGCGCGCCGGATGACGATTCATTCGAGGCGCTGAAAGATCGGATCGAGGACCTGGCGCGCGATGCCGACGCCTTGATCAAGGCCGGCAGCGCCAAGGACCAGAATGCCGCCGACCGCGCGTCGGACCTCGCCAATCGCCTCGCCGAACTGCACAAGACGGCAGACGCGGCACGGTCCAAGGAAAAGCGCCCGCACGATGAAGCGGCGAAAGCGGTTCAAGCCAAGTGGCTGCCGATCCTTGGCACCGCGGATATCTACAAGCGCATCAAGTCGGCGGTGATCACGCCGTTCTTGATCGCCGAAGATAAGAAACGCCGCGAAGCCGAGGAAGCCGCGCGCAGGGCTGCTCAGGAAGCGGCGCAGGCTGGTGCGCCCGTTCCAGAACCGGCCCCGGTACGCGCCGCGCCGAAGGCTGGCAGCGGCGGCCGTCGCTCCGTCGCGCTGCGAACCGTCCGCGTCGTCACGATCAAGGACCGCGCCGCCGTCCTGAAATTCTTCGAGAATAACGACGCCCTCACCGAGGTTTTGCAGAAACTTGCCGAGAAGGTCACGGAGGCCGGCGTCGAAGTGCCCGGCGTTTCCGTCACCGAAGAACAGCGCGCCGCGTAGGGAGGTTTGAATGTCAAACGTTGTTGCCGTCGATGCCCGGCCGAACCTCGCCGTAGGCAATCGGCCTCAAGCCATCGTCCCGCAGGATATGGATTCCGCATACCGGCTGGCGAAAGCCATCTGCATTGCCGGCATGGCCCCGAAGGGAATGGATACGCCGGAGAAGTGCATGATCGCCATCATGCGCGGGATGGAGGTTGGACTGACGCCGTTCATGGCGCTGGACAAGATCGCCATCGTCAACGGCAGGCCCACGATATGGGGCGACGGCGCGCTTGGCTTGGTTCGCGGCTCTGGGCTTTGTGAGTTCGTCCGCGAGAAGATCGAAGGCAAGGACGATGCCCGCGTGGCCGTCTGTGAAGTCAAACGGCGCGGTGAGCCCGAGCCGATCCGGCGCACGTTCTCCGTCACCGACGCGAAGAAAGCCGGTCTATGGGGCAAGCAAGGCCCGTGGCAGCAATACCAGGAACGCATGTTGCAGATGCGTGCCCGCGCCTTTGCGCTCCGTGACGGCTTCGCTGATGTGCTGGGCGGCCTCTACCTGAAAGAGGAAATCGACGACGGCCGCGATAACGATGCGGTTTCACGCGACGAGCCGCCCGCGCCGCCAGAAGTGACAACGGTTCATCCCACGGTCGCCGCGCCGGAGCCGCCGAAGGCTATCGCAGCCCCGGCCCCGACAGGCGATGCGCCATCAGCCGCCGCCGACCCGGAAGCGTTCGTCCGCTACGCGCAAGCCAAGATTGAGGCGACGACCAACGGCGATGAACTTGAGGCCGCATGGAACGACATCGTCGAGCCGGCGCGGGCCGATCTGTTCCCGTCCGACGTCGATGACCTCATGTCGATTTACCGCAAGCAGGAAGTCGCGCTCAATGCTTGAGATCGCAATGCGCCGTCAGGGTGCCAGATTGATCCCGGTTGACGATATCGCGGCAGACGATCTTGTCCGCGTTCCGGCCAACCGCGACGTGATGGTGAAGATCACGTCGAGCCGCAATATGAAGCTGATGCGCTTCCTTTGGGCGCTGGCGTCCAAGGTGGCCGACGCCTGCGATCACCTGCACGACCGCGAAGATGCGATGGACGAACTCAAGATCAGAGTTCGCCATGTCAAATACATCACCAATCCGGCAACCGGCGAAGTTCGGATCGTGCCGAAGTCGCTCACGAAGCTGGATGGCCCCGGCTTGAGCCGCCTTGCCGACCGGATGGTGTTTGTCATCTGCCGGGACATCGTCCCCGGCCTCAGCGAAGAAACACTCCGAGCCGAGATCATGGCGATGATCGACGGCACCAATTCCAATTCGTCTCAGTCGGTGTCCTCCCCCGGTGTCACTGAGACGGATACGCCAGCGGATGCGGAGGATACTCCCGCCGCTGGCAACAATTCACCGCCTGACGGTTTCCCCGATGGTTGGCA